TCAGGCTGATCCGAGAAAATCATGTCCTCATAAATCTCATAATTCGAATGAGGATAAACCTTCCAGGCTTTGAGAAAGTCAGCTGGCAGCTGGAAAGCATAGGCCCACTCATTGAGTGGAGTATCAACCAGGCGAGCCAGTTTCTTTTTCCCCATAGCAAAACGCCAGGGATGAGCTGTCAGTACAGATTCATAAGTGGGAGTGTAGAGGTTTGCTGCAGTCGTAGCGCCCGCTCCGCCCTCCGTAAAGCTGGAGATGGGATTGTGACCCAGGAGAATCAGGGCATTCGAACAGATTGAAATATCAGTTGCAGACATTTGTTACCTCCAAAAAAAAACGGGTAAGGAACCGGAGCTCCTTACCCGCCCCCAGGCGGTCACCCAAAGAATGACCGAACTCGGTGCGACTAACCAAAGTTAGTCAGTATCGGTTACGCCTAATGCCAGGCCGTCAGCAACGTCAACTACGCCAGCAGCGTTTGACAGTACATTGAACAGCACAACAGCGCCAGAGCCACCCAGGTGAGCCATAATGACATCACCCACGTTCACATCGTCCGAAGCATCATTGAAGTAGCCTTCAGTATTGACATCCGCTTGCGCGTCAGTGGCGTGATAATACGCCCACAATACAGGATAATCCGAATGAGCTGGACCGATACGTTGTAAGCCAGGATGTGTATAAGCCATTGCTATATCTCCTCTATTAAGTCACTGATTACTCAGTGATTTCGCAATGAACGATACCATCACCATCGCGAGCAACAGCGCCAGCCTTCATCACGCCATTAGCGAGCCATGAAGTCTTTTGAGCGATGTAGTTCACTTCGGATTTAATATCGATACCAATAGCCAGGCCAATCGCTGACTTGTGATAGAAGTAATTAGTACGAGTAGTACTAGCCAGCGGTAAACCGCCTTCATCACGTGTCTCGATGACCTTCCAGGTGAAGCCCATGAATGAATTGATTTCAGCACTCATTAGAGCCTTAACGGAGTTGTAATCCGCTGAGGTGATAGTGGAATCATTCAGCATGTCTTCCAGGGCAGCTGCAGAAACAGCAGCATAGCGGTCACCACTTGGAACACCCTTATCATTCAGCTCCTTAGAGGCCTGAGTGATTTTAGCCAGGGTCATACCAGCTGAGCCATGAACGATAGTTGCTGCTGGAGTTGCAGCTTCCAGGGCATCGATAATCAGCTGATCCAAACGACGACCCAGGGCCATTGCAATTACTTGCGCGAGCTCCTGCTGTTCATCGAAGTTGACCTCAGCCTGGTCAAAGATGTCCGTATATTCAGGCGCATTCCAGTTCTCCAGCGCACAATCAATCTTCGCGTGAGAAACATCCATAGGAGTTACGTCAGCTTGCGAAGGTTTCTGGTTCGCCAGGCCTTTGCCCATTTTGCGGAATTTGTAAATGTCGGCTGTTACGTTATTACGGATAGTAACCGTATCACGTAGCATGCCCTTGCCTTGAAAGGCGTGTTTGACATCATCGTCAAACTGCTGCTGAGCTGCAGCGCTAAGTTCTTTAGACATGATATGTCCTCCGAGTTATCAAAAAAACAAAATAAGTTCTTGCTCTTTCGATTCAGGTATCCAATAAGGGCCGAATCACTATGTTCGTCTTACTTATCGGGCCTGGAGGACCAGGGTATCCGGGTATGACAGGAAGCGAGTCATGACTTCCTAAATTTTTAAAGGCCTCTCACCTTCTCGAAGTCAAGCATCAGTGAACTCTAGCTGGTGACGGATAATACATGGCGCTCGTCACTACACCCTTAAACTGCAATATAGCAAGGCTGTAATTATTTGCAACAAAAAAAAGCCCGGCTGGGGACCGGGCTATAAATACCACCATAAGGAGGATGGAAGGAGTTCAGAGAGATACTACCTCTTTTTTCGGACCAGTGCCATAGAGTTTCTTGTATTCCTCATCAACCATTTTCTTATACTCAGGATCTACCTGATATTTGAGCTGACCATTATCATCCTTGGCATAGCGCATCTCACGAAGTTCCTCCGCTGTTTTACCGGATGGAGTATTGTCGATATCAGTAGGAGTGGGAGCTTCCCTGGTCATATTCACCAAGGTCTCCACCAGCTGAATACCGTCAGCTGTAGTGGTCAACATACGAAGCCGGTCAAAAGACTCCTGGTCCAGGTTTGCCTTACCCCAATCAGCCAGGTTGTTAATGCGACTCTCCGCATCTTTACCCAATGCAGCCATTTCCGCATCACGGTCAGGAACATAGTCCGCCAGGGCCTCAGACATTGCTTGAGTATGGAACTTCAGCATCTCACCCATGGACTCCTGGGAGATACCTTGTTCTTTCGCATAATCCAGGAAAGCCTGAGTATTCTCATTCTCCAGGTCAATTTCAAGATGTTCCTGGGCGCCTTCAGGTAATGTCAGATCATACTCTTCAGGTGCACCGGTATAAGCGCCCAGCTTCTTAGCCAGTTCAGGATATGCAGCTGCCTGGTCCGCCAGGGTTTTGTACTTCTCCTGGAGATATTCAGGGCGGTCACCTTCACCAGCTACGCCTTCAGCGTAAAACCAGCCTTGTTCACCTTCGCCACCAGGCTCTTCACCATCGCCAGGGGTACCACCGCCAGCGCCATCCAGGAGGCTCTCACCACCGGCACCGCCACCAGCTTCACCTTCCTCGCCAGCTTCTTCTCGATAAACACGACCAAAATAGTTTTTAAATAAATTCATAATTTTCTCCTGGGGTTATTCTCTTTCTGCCAGTTCGATATTTTGCAATATCTGTCTTACCATGTCGCATCGACCCTCGCGGATACCAGCGTCAAACTCAGTTGAATCAGGGAGGACAGTAGGACGGAGCAGGGTTGCCTCCATCATCAGGTTAAGCAGCCTCTTGCCATCAGCGTTCTGTTTGAACACGCGATGAAACAGGGAGGCAATCTCACGCGCCTTCTCTGCTTGCTCTTCCTGGGTTTGTCTAATCCCTTCATCATCAATCTCTAATGTTGCCCAGCCTTGTAGCTCGACAATTTCAGCCAGGTGTTCACTCATTGCTCAGCTCCTCCAGCTTGCATTTGCGCCATCATTGCAGCGACTTGTTCCTTCATCTGCTGTTTCTCACCCGTATCACGGAGCAGCTTAGAATCCAGGCCCAGCTTCTTACCGACAAATTCCGGTATCTCCTCGACCTTGGTTCCCATAATCATAACTTCAGGACCCAGCATCGATACCGCCTCAACATACTGCTGATAAACCAGCAGGTCATCCATATCCTGGGCCTTAGCCAGAGGAGAAGTGTGTTTCAGGGTAATTTGCTTACCATCGACGCGAATAGGCGGAATCTTACCGTTACGGCTCAGGATGTCCACGACTCGCTTCAAAGTACGCTCAACAAACTCAGTCTCTAATCGACCAAAGGATGAACCGATATGCTGTAACAGCTCCTGATTATCCAGGGCTATTTCAGTAGCGGATTTAACCGGTCCCTCAGCCTGGCGAAGTGAGCTGAACAGCGCCATCTTAATATCCTCACGCATATCAGCCAGGATAAGCTCGGAAACATTGAAGTCACCGGAGCGGTCCAGGGCCTTGAGCGATGGATTCTGGTTACTGTTCGAGCCGACCGGGATGATGGTCCCAGGTGCCAGGCGAGCGGTAAATGGATTCATTACACCATCATTCACGCCTGTATAAGTACCAGAGATAGCCAGAGCAGCATTTCTCAGGGTGAGTTCAACAACCTTGTTACAGGTCTTGATAGTGGGCAGTACCGACATGACGGGACCGCGCCCGAAAGTCTCACCCGCGACAACAGTCCAGCGAGGCACAATCCAGGCGGATGTATCTGAGGACTGCAGGAATATGACATGCTTGTTTTTCTTGTCCAGGACCAGAGTGTGATACTGCTTGGTTTTCGGACAATAGACTGAGCCGGAGAATAGTTTGACCTTATCCTGAGGTTTGTCCTTCAGGAGTTTCTCCATAGGCTGAGCCAGGTCAGCGCCAGGCCAGGTTTGTTTGATGTTCGATACTATGACCTCATGCTCTCGCCATACTGTATCGATGGTCCCGCTCGGACCTTCCTCAGGCATGATTTCAGCGACAGGGACTGCCTGGAAATCCAAGAGATTGTCACCTTCACCCTCATTACAGATTAAGGCACCAGTACCGATACCCAGCTCCAGGAAACATTCATTTGCCTGGGTAGAAAAGTTCGAGTGGTTGATATGGTCAAAGATGACCTTGGTCACACTGTCCAGGTCTTCCTGGATACCTTCATGCTGGTCCTCAGGAATCTCGGAGCCTGGTCGTAGCATTGACCATTGACGCCAGGGCGGAACAATCCTGGTTTGCAGCTGACTCGCGAACTTCTGGAGCGCGATGACTGCAGTATCGTCATAAATGTGTGTGTTCTTCTTCTGGCCCTGAGCGTATAGGGTGAAGACTTCTCGCTGGGGTAATGCGTATTCATAGCAGTCGCGTAAATGCGGGACCCACTCGTCTCGCTTTGCCTTGGCTGCTTTGATTCGCTTCAGGATTTTTTCAAATCCGCCCAGGGTTGAGGGTAAGGAATATTTACTCATGCGCGAAATCCTGGAGTCAGTCTTCGTTGTCTTTCAGTGAGTTGAATAGCGGAATCCTTTCTTTCTTCTCGGGTTCCTTCTTCAGTGCCTGGTATCAATGGGGATCCGAATCGACCCGTAACAAATCGCTTGAGCCAGGGACTTCCGCCTTTCTCAGGCGGTTCAGGTGAGCGGGCCAGCTGTTCCTCAGGGATTTCAGGCTTCATCTGACGGTCACGACCTTCAACAACACCTCGAGCCTCACCGGATAACAGGGAGCGTCTCCCCAGGCGTCCTCGCCTCATTGCTTCTTTTTTTTGTTCAACCTGGGACTTGAGTCGTTGCTTCTCTTCGAGCTGCATTTTCAATAATGCTCGCTCTTCCTTTGACGGCGCTGGAGCCTTAGGTTTGCTGCCCATAATGTTTCCTCAAGTAATTACTTAATTGCCATGGGGTCCATATATGAATCGCTCGAATGCCCAGGAGTGCCTTTATTCCTTCGACGCAAGTCATCGGTCCGAATATCCACGGAGCGCGAATCCAATCCCTTTCGCAGTACCGCGTTACTCGGAGTATATCATTCCCTTTCGGATTAACAACATCATGAATCCGGGCGCCTGGTCCGTATGGCAGAATACTCACATCGACATAACTGGTAAACGGCTCCAGCTTTATCCAGTTGAAGCCATCCCATTTAATCGCGTAAATATGACGATAACCAGGCCTGAGCCAGCGGGTCCACCAGTAATCCCTGGGTGAATCGGTAAAGATGACATACCAGGTAATCTCATTATGTTTCGCCAGGTCCAGGAGTGTCCTGGGTGCCTTCACCCTAATCAAAAGGGCTCCAATCCTGCTGCATAACAACAGGTTGAGTCTGGGTGTTAGCGGTCTTGATAACTTCAGTTCCTTCACCACCGCCCAGCATCAGGTACTGACCAGCTTCACATGGATGAGAATACTTGTTCTTATCAGGCTTATCATGGAATCGGTCATCACCGGCTACCTGTAAGCGCTTGTAACAGTAACCGCCAGCCATGCCTTTCCTGGTCACTGTCAGAGTGGGAGAGATTATCAGGCCTGGTTTGCCATCGATTAACCTGGACAGTGGCTCAGCAACAGCCTCACGGCGGATTACTGGGTCATTGGTACTCGCTGGCCTGGCATTGATACCATTGGCCCTCAGCATCTTGAATGCTGTGATTTCATCATCACCCTGGGCTCTGTCATCGCCAGCTGGGTCACCAATGAACTCAAACTCAAAGCCAGGATATTTCGCTTTACATTCAGCAGACAGGAGCTTGCCGAATCGCTTAGCGCCCATGTCCTCAGTCACTAACTCATGGATCCAGCGCCAGCGTCCCAGGACATCCTTCTGTCCGAATATTGCTGCAGGGGTCAGTCCGAAATCGATACCCACGTATATCGTTCTCCCTGGTATTGCTTCAAGAGGCTCCCTGGCTACGTGTACTGAATCAATAAACTCGGGATAGATAGGTTTACCATCCATGACGAAGCCATACTCATTCGCCAGATTGACCTTAATCCAATCGGGTTTTTTACCCTGCATACCGCGGATGTAATATCCCTCAGGTAAGTTCTCCAGGTTCTCAGCCTCAGGGTTCTGGACCCAGGTATCACCAGACTTAATCAGCCCGCCAGGTTGCCGGTAGAAGTTCCAGCCCAGGGGTTTATCCTCTTCAGCCCACTTGTAAAGGAAGTGGTCCTCATCCGGAGCATTGTAATCACCTATCATCCCATGCCAGGACGGTTTGACTCCACCATCAGCCATCGATGGATAGCGCCCATGACGTAAGTCAGCCATATCGATTACACCGCGAATCAGCTCCTTGGTTTCATTCAGCCAGAATCCGGTTACCTGGGAGCCTCGAAGTTTCTTGATGGCGTCCTGTCTATCCAGGGCCAGGAAGACGACCTCAGACTGTACGATTGTTCTGTCCTCCAGCATGAAGCGGAGCGTATGAACAGGCGGATGACCGTACTTCATTTGACCCAGCTCACCATAGAGAGCCAGCCAATCTTTGATAGTCGTAGTTTCCAGGTCAGGATAGGTATTGCGAACAGCGTAATAGCGAGAGGGCCTGATACCCTCAGCATTAGGCGCCTGTTCGCACATGAGGCGGAATATCTTCTGGCAGGATGTTGCTGTCTTAGCTGAGCCCAGGGGACCCATTATCATCGTATTTCGTTCCCGGTCCCGGTAAAAAGCTCGGAGCTCATCACCAGGCGGGTCAATGTGATATTCAATCTGAGGTTGCAAGCTTTCCTCCTGCTAGGTCCTTGACGATTACCAGTGGCGTATCCAGTTCGACCTTTTCCTTCCAGGCCTGGACATCGACATGCTTGCCAATCATCTCAATACCCTTCAGGCGGTCCAGGAACTTGACCTTGATGGTATTAGCAACATGCTCCCGGTCATCACCGCGACCTTCGAATTCCTTGCGGACATCCATACCAGTGAGCATTTGACGCCATATCTTGGGCCATTGCTTTACCGGCAGGAAACAATCTTGCTCATCCAGGATGTCACCTATATCCGCCTCAGTAATCTCGCTCAGGTGAATCAGGATCTTATCGGCATTGAATTTCGTTCTTTCCAGGCGCTCAGCCTTGGCTTCCTCAACAGCAGCTGCAACCTTAACATTACTCAACAGTCTGGAGCCTTGCTGTTCAGCTGTATTCTCACTGTAACCAGCTCGAATTGCAGCTTGTTTCGCATTGAGGTCAACCAGGTATTCCTGGATAAAGAGTTCCTGTTTGGCTGTGAGTTTACTCATTGAAATCTCTTTACATCAGTCAGGTTATCTATCCAGGAAGTCTTCCCGGCATACTTGCACCAGCGATAATTTAACCACCAGGCAAACATTATCAAGTAATGAAATGGGAACAAGGCGCATATATATCTATCCCTCATCGGGTCATAATACGCTCGACAGAAAAACCTGGGCCTCATCACATGACCAGGGTGCCGATGAAAAAATGGATTTATCAATTACCTTGCTCCCAGTTTCAGCTTTTTCCAGAATGCCATCATCGCCATGAAGGAATATGGGTGATGAATTGGCTCATCGCCATACAGCGCGAGGCTTGAGGCCTTAAAGCAAGTATGTTGAAAAAAGGCCTCAGCAAGTCCCTTGGAGTGCATGAATCGCAAAACAGTCATTTGCGGTTTTATTATTTCCCTAACCATCATCACATAGCTCCCAGGGCTCGCCAGAATTTCGATAGTTCATCCTCAATAATTCTATCCCGATGTTCAAGATTATCAACCAGGTTGTTGATGTGCACCGGTTTCTTACCCAGGTTGAACTTCTGGAGTATCACGTGACCAGGTATCTCAGGCGCTGATTTTACTGCAGCGCTCCAGTTCTTAGGTTTCGGGATGGGATAAACGGGTTTCATCGCGGGCCTCCATCCATTTGTGAAAGTCGAGGGTCATTGCTTGGTAATAATCCCAGGCCTTCTCATCATGGTCCAGTTCTGCCCTGGATTGAATATGGCACCAGTAGCACATTAAGCTCTTAGCGTTCGCCTCACGGTCAGCCTCAGTATTCCAGGCATAGTTCACCGCGCCAGGTTCGAGACTTATGTTCTGGCTTCGAGCATAACAGTACCGCTGAAAATCAGGATCCTTGCAGAGTAGGGCTGCAGCTTTGCTCTTGGGTCCACCCTTAGGCTTATCATCTTCAACCTTTCCGACAGGCTGATCGGGATTAGCCAGGAGAACATCGAAAGAGGTTCCCTTCAATCCACGGAAAGCAGCCAGGTCCTCAGTGGTAACCTGGAGTTTAATCCAGGCACCGGCTGAGTCTGATTCACCATAGCCCATCAGCTGGGCTTCACCGCTCCAGTATGGGTCAATATCCACGCGCTACCCTCCTGGCACATTCCTGCTTTCCCTGATGAGGCATGTACTTGCTATTACCGTAATACTTGTGATGTTTATTCTTTACGGCTCGAATGGCCTTCTCCAGGTCAATCCTGGGAATGAAGCGCTTGAACTTTTTCTCAGCGTTCTCAGCATAATCATTATGTGAATTTACGTAGTGAGTAATGGCCTTGATTTTGAAAGCCAGGTCACTGAATTTATATTTCAATACATTCATGCCCATGTGTATAACTCCTGGCGCCAGCGATGAGGACGGTATCCAGCATATAAAAATACATCCTGGGGAGCGCATGAGATACTCGATTGTTTCTCATCAACCACCCAATACTGTCCATGTTTTGATTTAACAGGTTCATTACGATAGCCGAACACTTCACCATTACGGTCCACGGCTATCCACTTCACCCAATGAGGTACTTTGACCTGGACGTTTAATGGATCCGACATCAGACAATACCCTCCGCTCGACTGATTTCCTGGTTAAGCAGTTCCAGGGTGTCATTCACCATGAGCAGCGTATTTTTAATGTCTGACGCTACACCGGCAGCTTCGCCAGCTGGCTTCGCGACTTCCCTGGGAGGAGCTGCGCCGAAGGCCCTGGCATTGATACCCTCCATCCTGTTTAGCAAACTTTCCGCCTTAGCGTTCAGAGTCGCTGCAAAATCATAAGTTTCCTCCAGGAAGGTTTGCTGTTTTACAATCCTGTCAGGAGCTTCAGTGGCTGCATTATTAATACCTTCATTTATCATTTTTCTCTCCTTCATCAGTACCCGGTTCATATTCAAAATGCGGACAAGGATCCGGGTATTCAGGCCTGGCCCGCTCGCATCTTGTTGTATGTTCAGCCCAATCCCATACGCACCAGCGACAGGATAAGCAGGATAATTTTCGTTTCGAATCCACCCAGGTCATACCAGGACAATTTTCGATTTTGCTTTGAAGGCCTCGCGCAGAGCTATACTCATCCGTTGCCTTAGGAATTCATTACCACTTCTCTCGACTGCAGTATTTTCAATGTATTGACAGAGCTCCAGGAAGGACTTTTTCGGAGCTCCAGCTGTTTTGTATAAATGTGCCAGCTCTCTCAGGCCCTCGATACCTTCCTGCATATTTTCATCAGTAAAGGCCTTGACGGTTTCATCCAGGATTTTATTTACCTGGTCAGCATTCTTTTCCAGGTTATCTGTTTTTTTATATTTCATATTTTTAGCGCCTTCAGCTGGTCCTTGTAATATTGCTTGATTTCTTTCAGATCATCGATAGTCCAATGCTGGGCCTCTTGAGGACCGTTAAGCCAGTTAAGCATCCGTTCACCGATACGATAAAAAACATTGTTCTCATAATCCTGGGAGACGGTTTTATTTTTCCTGGTGTATTTACCAGATCCACCATTACAGGATTTACATTGCTTATGGATATTCGCTGGATGAAATCTAAGTTCAGGAAATGCTCCGCGAGATTTGTAATGACCTGCATCCCATTTGCCACCAGTGTATCTCTCAGGAATTTCATGGTCATAGCGTCCGCAACTAATACAGGGTTTGTCCTTGTCTCGCTCTCGAATATACGCATTACAAGCACCCTGGGTTTCTTTGAGATAATCCGATTTTGTTTTCAGTCTCTCGCGAGCCTGGCGGATTTCCTTTTTCTGACGTTTTCGCTCCTGGTCCCTGGTGAGTTCGATGGCACATTGCGGAGAGCAAGCTTTCGCCAGAGAGGTCCATGGCACAAACTTCTCTCCGCATGCGCGACATTTTTTAGCCTTCAGTTTTTTCGGTGTTAATGAGGCCACTATGAAGCTCCGCGATGCTATGAGAATACTTATGGACCTGCTTGTGTCCACTCATGAGAGATATATGATTCAGGTTCTCACGAATCTCCGCGACAGCTTTCAACATATCACCATATTCGAAACGGCGATGAGATGGCTCAGGGGAATCCTGGGGTTCATTGTCAGTTGTTCCACGTGGAACATTTTCATTTTCAGATGGTGCCTGGGTTGTCTCCTGGTTAGGTTGACCTACATTCTGAGGCTCGTCTTCCTGGGTTACCTTGGCTGATTTGCTTGCCGACTTCTTGCTTGCGGTTTTCTTTTTTGACATTTTTCATGCTCCTGGGTAATAAAATCTTTTAATTTTTGAGTAATGCTTTTCCCGTTCTTAATCTCGAAGCGCCTGAGAAAGGCTCGACGTTCATGAAGGGATGGGAGTCTCAGCACATGCCTGGCTAGGCATTGCATTTTATACTCCTCCGAACAATTACCTGTTTTCATAATAACACTTCCTGAGGACAGATTGTATCATTTTCCCTGTAAATGTTTCTTAAATTCTGCCAGGTGACGCCTGGCGGTTTCCCTGTCAGTCGCTGGACGTTCAGGGAGTTTCGGCTGGTACGGCTGATGGTATGGAGCTGACACTGGCTTGCACATTTTGAGAAACTCCGGACGGCTAGGCGGATACTTTCCGCCCTGGTCCTCCAATGCAGCGAGGCCTCTGGCAATGTCCTGGACCGTTAAATTTTGACGGTTAAACTCATCCATCCAGGCCTTTGCTTTAGTGCCATACTGAGCCAGGAATGTACCAGGGTACATTTCATCCAGGCGGTCCCATAACCGCTCCATGATGGTGCCATCAATTAACCCGCTCACCCTGGACCGTTCTTGGTTCCTGGTTTGGTCCTTGGTCATTGCATTGCTCAGCTGCGAGCTGTCCTGCGGTTTTCCGTTTATTTCCATTGCCTTTATTCCTGTGCTTATAGTTTGTGATTTCCCGTTTTACGATAGGGTTACGCATGAAAGTCGCATCCCATGATTTTCTCTTCTCTCCTGTATCCAGCCAGTAGGCCACGAAGCTAGGGACAATCTCTACCAGTACCTGTTTGTCAGGAATGCCCTGGTTTCTGGTCCACTCCAGGACCTTGATGCTTGGTTTCCAATCCGCTGAGATTTTCGTTTTCCCTAATACAGGATCTAAGGGTTCATTAAGGGTTCTATGTCCCGCTGTGGTACTAGGCTGTTCTCTCTGTGGGCCTAGTCCCGCTGTGACACTAGGGTTACAATGAACCTGGTAAACAGTCCTTTTCCCTGAATAATCACCTATCTCAGATCTGGATATATAACCGCTAGTTACCAGGTAATTAATTGCCCGGACCACGGTTGATTTCCCCAGGCCTGTCTTTTTCGCCAGGTGAGTCAGGGAAGGCCAGCATTTAAAATCTTCCTGTTCATTCGCCATATCAGCCATGGCTACCAGGACAAACTTCTGAGTTGATGTCATCTCCTGGGACCAGGCCCAGCCCAGGGCGATCATGCTCATTGATGAGTAGCCTCAAATAAATCAGGAGACAGGAATGTCAGCTCAGCTAGGCGACGATGGTACTTATATGGAACCGCTCGGACGCCATAAGTCCACTGGCGAACATGAGACTCACATGTCTGCAGCTCTCCAGCCAGGAAGCGCTGAGTAGCTGCTAGGCTAGTGAAGCGCTTATTCTCTACCTGTTTTTGCTGCCAGGTATGTAGTTCTTGGAATTTTGCCATTGTTTTTCCTTCGTTTAGGTTAGTTTGTATCAGGTTACTAGACAGCCCTGGCTGAGTCAACCTGAAAGAAAAATAAAAATAAATGAAAAAAGTCCTTGACCACGATACAAAATGCAGCTATATTCACACTGTAATTGTTGAGGAGGTAAGGAAATGGAAGGTTTTGTTGTTGCGGGTTCTGTGGTTGTGTGGTTCGCAGTAATGGCCTGGGTGAAATACGAGTCTGAGAAAGCCAGGGTTTCGGAAATCTACTATTACGGGAGTGCAAAATAGTGAGTTATTTAGCGATTGAGCCGGATAAGTACGGTGAGGGATACAACGTCTATGAGTTCGGTGAGTATCCGAAATCGAGCGTGAACTACGGGATGGAGCGAAAGTCATTCAAGGATGCTTTCAGCTCAGTTGAGGAGGCTAAGGCTGCATATCCGGGCGCTGAATACAGTGGATATGTTCACAACGTAGCGAGTGACCCAGGGCCGAATGCTCCTGGATGGTTTGACCCGGCTGCTGCTGGGGAATATTGGGATGATGATTACTAGGGGGAAATGATGGATAAATTTGAAATTAATGATATGTTCGCAACGCCGGAAAATATGGATGTAGTCATGGATATGATTGAGCCAATTCCGAGCGAGGGAGGAGCGAAGGTTGCTGCGATTGCTGCGGTCATGATGGCTGTGAATTATGTTGCCAAAATGCACAACGATATGGTTGAAGCTGAGGAGGGAGGTGAATAGTTAAAAACGGACGCGTTTTAATCCTGGAGAAGTTCGGATCCACGGTTTTTAAAATTCGAGAGATTGGCCCGGACCGGTACTTTTTCAGGACTGCTAACAGTAAAGGGGTGTTCGAGTATATAGCGGATACTAAGAACGGAATCACCCTAGTTTATGGAAGGACTTTCATTCGATATGACAAGAGGAAACGGAAATGAGCAAGAAGGTAAATGCCCTGGAGCGGATTGATAAACTCATACTGGACTTGGGTATCCTGGAGAGCTTGCTGATGCGTGATGTTGACCTGGATGATTACAATGATTACCTGGATAGCGACATGTATGAAGCGAAGGACTACCTGGAGAGCGTTAAACATTCAATTTTGAATATTGTCGATTTTAAGGAGGGACTATGAAGAAAGGTAACATCATTTATTTCCGAGATGAGAAGGAATTCCTGAATGCCTGTATCCATTTTATGAAGGCAGGAGTGACCTTCGAAGCTTACTCAGCCAGCTTGAGTAATGCAGCCTATTCGATTTCATTAACAGGAGGATATTAATTTAAAAAAATACTTGTAATAAGATACAAATTGTATTATATTCAGGTCTGGAAATTGTTGAGGAGATAGGAATGACGAGTGAGATTGTGAAAAGCCTGATGAAAGGCAAGGCCCTGGAAATCTATGAGCGTATGGATGAAGGGGATAAGGCGGTCATCGCTTTCGGAATGACTCCGAGCTGGGCTGCTGATGAGCTGGAAGAGTTCATGAGTGACTTCGAATATGAAAGCAAGGAAGTAGCGCTGGCATTCATGTACGTTGCCGACATGCCTGGCAATGTGAATATGGTTGTTTAGGAGGGATTATGAGCGAGAGGTATGAAACTGAGAACGAAGCCAGGGAAGCTTGTGAAAAGTTCATGAAGGAAACTGGTGATATTTATTTTGTAAACCATGAACCGAGCTGGGTATGTAAAAAGTGGGTAGTTCATGAAGCGCCGAAAGTAGGAGAGTTCGTGAGCTATGCCTTCAATGGTGACTATTATCCGGATAGTAAAATCGTAAGGGTGAGTAAAACTATGAAGGTTGTCACTACTGAATCAGGTAAGAAGTATTACAGGAAGGGTGAGTCAGCTGCTTGGGTATTACATGGAACCTGGTCAATGTTGAAAGGTTATCACGATAGGTTAAATCCGCATTTTTAAGGGGGTCGTATGTTAGGTAAACGAGTGTATGCAATATGGGGAGCGATGTTCCCCTGGTCACATGGGTCCATTGTTGCGGTTGATGGAATGAAAGTATATGTAGCCTGGGATGAAGATGATCCGAATTTTGAGAATGGCATGGATGATGCTTGGGTTGAATATTCAGCATCAAGCATTAAGCCAGCAGGATATGAGCCAGGACCAGGCGAGTCACCGATTGGGGTTTATTTCGAGGAGGAGTAATGAGGAACTGGGAAGAACATGAATCAATGATGAGCGAGATGAAGACTGACGCTGATCATTATAGAGATTGGGAGCATCACGTGAAATATGTCGAGGGTCCTAATCATCCAGACAAGGCCTGGTTAGCAGTAGGTGACTTGGATTGTTATGTAAAAAATCCTTTTTACGAGGGACCTAAAGTCCCTCATCCAATGGAGTGATTATGTACTTTGAATTTGAAAATAGGATTGAGCCGTTATGGTTTAAATCCCTGGGACATGCCCTGGAATATGCTCATAAGAACGGGACCAGGGTTGTGAAAATTTTAGGAGAAAGTTGTTGACACCCGATACAAATTGAATTAACATCATGTCTGGATATTGTTAAGGAGGTAAGGAAATGAGTGATTCCCGCGGTTTGAATGTCGGCGATTACGTCTATAACTCTTGGGGTTATGACCAGACGAATGTCGATTTCTTTAAGGTTGTCAGCATGGTAGGCAAGACCATGGTGTCAATCATCCCGGTAGCCAGTAAGGTTGTGAAAGAAAGTACTGGCGCCATCTATGTAGTTCCCACTGACGAAGAGCGTGACTTTGATGTCTGCTTGAAATTCAAAAAGCCAGGTGAAAAATGGCCTGACTCCTGGAAGAAAGGTGATGGTCCAATCAAGAAGAAAGCGAAGGATGGCTCAGTGGTATTGAGCTCCGGGAATTATTGGGCGAGCAAGTGGGACGGAAATCCTAAATATGAAACTGCAGCTGGATGGGGTCACTAGGCCCCAGGAGGTAAGGAATGAGTAAAAAGGAAATTAGAGATTTGCACCAGGGTTTACTGAATTATTATTACCAGAATAATTATCTCGACGCTGAAATGGCTGGGGATGTGATTAAAGTAATCAAGTATTTATTCGATGATGTTGTGTCTTATGAGGAGCGGAATAATGAGCTTTAAGGTAAAGCGAGAGAGTATAGCTAAAAAATTGATCGAGGTGGCTGAGGAGAAACTTAAAGATATTCGCACTGAAATCAATCCAGGCAACCTGGTAGGGGATCGAGAATTTGCAGCTTACCTTGCCAGGGAATTAGGTCGATTAGCAAAGGATATTGAAAAGTTGATTGAGGAGGAAGTGTGATGAAGGGGATGATTCTGAATGTTTACAGTAACCCGGTATATCGTAAATGCGCGATGTATGGGCCGACTTCCTGGGCGGATGAGGTCCTTCTGGTAGGGCCTGGAGTTCCGGAAATCTTCGAAGCTGGTGACCGTCCGGTCCTGGTACTTAAAGAAAAAGTAAGCATGCGAGGAGGCATGTATATTTACGCGGAACCGATTGAGGATGTTCCTGAGGGTTATGTCGGATACATGTTCGGAGCGAACTATATTCACAGTTCAGATAGCCGAATCCGAGATATAGCGCCTTACCCGATTCCGGTCCACGACCGAAGTGAAGACGCGGATTTTAATGCAATGATGAGCCGATAGGAGGAGTGATGATAGTAGCGGGTAAATATTCGATTGTAGAACTGGGTTCAGGGTTCGCTGTGCGGAAAAGCGGAGTCCTGGTAATTACTAATTTAACGCGAGCTGCAGCAATTAACTATGTATTGATGGGGAGGACTTATGAGTGAGATATATCGATTTAATGAGTTTTATATTCCGGAGTATATGATGGAAAGCCTTGAGCGTTATATAAATGACGGCGTTCCACCAGGACATTTCCTCCAGGCTGTAATTGAGAATGACCTGGAGGCTGCAGTCGCCCGAGCTGACAGCAACAATATGGGCCAGCTTCCGGCTTATGTTGGTTACTTGTATAACAAGGCTCCTCAGGGATGCTGGGGTTATAAGGGAGCGGTTAAGGATTGGTGTGACAAGATAGCTGAAGCCAGGGAAAACTCGGACCAGTTGAGTACCCTGGCGGATGCCAATGATACAATACTTGACGGGTAGTACAATTTGAATTAATGTAAGGAGACGCTATGGAACTAGAAGACTTATGGCAAATGGTAGAGCGCAAGGGTAAGGAATGTAGCGAATGTCAGTACAATCTCATTACCTCTGATGCCTACAATACAGGTGACTCCATCAACATGCACCGCGAATGCACCGCGCCCTCAGTGATTGACTGCGGAGCGGTTGTCGAAATTGTTGAAGAGCTTCATAAGGAGCTGGAGTCTTATAAAAATCATGGGGTGCCTACTTATACCCCTCACTGTAAGGAGTAAAACATGAAGGAGTTTTTTGAGATAGTTTTTGGAGGTATAGCCATGGTATTCATAATGGCTATTGGTATGATTCTCCAGGCCATCCCGGTTCTTATCGGTATCGGGTTGCTTATCTGGATTATCGGATTATTTTAACAGGAGATTATTGTGACAAAAATTAAAGATATTACCCCGGACAATATTCCGGAAACTGAAACCCAGGAGCTCCAGGTCCAGGAAGATGCTCCGCCTCCAGCCACTCAGCCAGGTGCAACGAATATGCTCCAGGTCATCGAGCGAGCTGCCATGGACCCGTCAGTCGATGTCGAGAAAATGGAGCGACTATTCTCCCTGAAGATTCAGATTGATGCCCAGGAAGCGGAGAAGGCTTTCAATATGGCAATGATGAAGGCCCAGGGTGAGACTCGCCAGGTATCAGCGGATTCCAGGAATGACCAGACTCATAGTGACTATGCCTCATATTCTGCGATGGATAAGGCTCTCAGGCCCATCTATACCAGGAACGGTTTCTCTCTGAGTTTCGGTACCGAAGACTCTCCCCTGGAGGAACATGTCCGGGTTATTTGCCACGTATCCCATGACGCGGGTCATACCCGTAAGCATTTCATCGATATGCCCTCCGATGGGAAAGGCGCGAAAGGTAATGCTGTAATGACCAGGGTCCACGCTACCGGCTCAGCAGTCCAGTACGGAATGCGCTACCTGTTAAAGATGATTTTCAATGTCGCGACAGGTGACGATGATGATGACGGTAATGCAGCTTCTGAAGCCTGTATCTCTATGAACCAGGCAATGGACCTGGAGGCCCTGGCTGACGAGGTTAAGGCAAACAAGAAAAATTTCCTCAAGTATCTGAGAGTGGAGTCCTTCGAGACTATTCCTGTCAGTAAACACCAGGCTGCAATCGAGGCCCTGGAAGAAAAGAGGAAAGAAAAATGATAGTGGTCCGTGACATAGAGCAGGGAACAGATGAATGGTTCAGGCTCCGCATGGGCATTCCTACAGCCTCAGTCTTCGACAAGCTGGTGACAGGCACCGGGAAGAAGTCAACCCAGGCGAAGACTCTCATGGGTCGTCTCCTGGCGGAGTGGTACATGAATAAACCTTATGACGGCTTTCCTGGTAATGAACACACTGAGCGAGGCAACGATATGGAGGGAGAGGCCCGCGCCTTGTATGAGTTCCTTCATGAGGTTGATGTTGACCAGGTTACCCTGGTTTATAAGGATGACCGGCGCCTGGTTTCATGCTCACCAGACGGGCTTCTCCATAATGAGGAGGATGTCATTTATAAGGGCCTAGAGATTAAATGTCCTACTCCCCAGGTTCACATGGAATATCTTATCTCAGGGACCATCCCTGCGAAGTATGTTCCACAGGTACAGGGCAGCATGTATGTAACCGGGATGGAAGAATGGGACTTCATGAGTTACCACCCAGATCTTCCTCCGCATATCGTAACCATAAAGCGAGATGAGAAGTTCATCGAAAACCTGGATGAGGCGATGACTTCATTCCTGTTCGATATGGGCAAGCATCGAGCTGAATTATTGTTAAGGAGAAAATCAGTTGAAGTATAAAATCACAATCGAAAAGACAAGTATTAAGGAAATCCCAGCTGGGCGCGACTGGGAAAGGGGAGCCGGTCCAGACGATGATTATGGATATACCCCGGAAATCATGAAAAAGAAGGAGGTCACTGAGCAAATTTATATCCAGGAGTCGGATGAGCTTGACCTGGTTGAAGTCATCAAAGCTGTAAACAACATCATTGCATAGGAGAAAATCTGAAATGAGTCGAGGAGTAAATAAGGTAATTCTAATAGGGAACCTGGGCAAGGATGTCGATATTCGATATTCACCAGGCGGAGATGCCATCGCGAATCTGACAGTCGCGACTTCCGAGCAGTATAAGGACCGGAACACTGGCGAGAAAGTTGAAAAGACTGAATGGCATCGAGTTGTCGCATTCAAGCGCCTAGCTGAGATTTGCGGAGAGTACCTTCACAAGGGCTCGAAGATTTACATTGAAGGCAAACTTCAGACCAGAAAATGGCAGGATAAAGAAGGCCAGGACCGCTATACCACTGAGGTCGTTGTCATTGTGATGGAGATGCTTGACGGTAAGTCTAGCAATTCCGGGCCAGCCGGTAATTATAAACCACCAGCAAGCTCACCAGCTGAGCCTGACTTCGATGACAATATCCCGTTCTAGGAGGTAACCATGTCGATGAAAGGAGAAAGGAGTTATTTGCCTGGTTATGAACGAATAGCCAATAAAATCGAGCATGACCAGGCTCTCACATCACTGGAGAGGTTTATTCATAAATATGAACCGGATAGACCAGTGGACATTGAACGCTTCAGGAGAGCTCTCCTGGACGTCTGGAACGAGGCTATTACCCTGGGTAACCAGGGAGGTCTTGAGGATACCATCGAAAGGATGGAGCATTTTGTTAAAGCCAGCCAATAGGCGAGGAGAGGAGCATGTCAAAGAAGTATAAAACCTGGGGAAATTATGCTGAGCAAACTGTCTCAAAAGACAGGAACAGTGATCATAATGTTGTCATTCGTTCAGGCAGTAAACGGATTTACATGGAGAAAAATGAAATCGATAGCCTGATTGTCGCATTGTTGACGGTGAAAAATAATGGATCTTAATTTGCTGAAGGACATCCTGAAGGATATTCCTGAAAACCAGGACATTCCTTGCAAGGTAGAACACGAAGGCCAGGAGCTGAATAAGTTCCTGGCTGGAGTGTCAGTTGATGCTGAGGGTAATCTTATATTTTTTGTCAGGGATAAAGCCAGGAGGTAACTGGATTCCACCCTTTAATGGATAAGGAGTAGAACAGATGGATGAATACCAATCTTACTATAAAGTTTATCGTAAGAACGGAAACGGATATTTGCTTCGCGCCTTTAACGAGTTGGAAGCTATTGCAAAATTAAAGCATCTTGAACGCATTACGGATAAATATTTTTGCGTGTGGATGTTACAACCCAAAACCTATAAGGGGATAAGGAGTAGAACAGATGGATGAATTATT